GGGATCAGGCACCTCGGCCTTTTTCTAGATTTTACAAACAAAAACGGGGTTCGGTTCGGATGAAGATTAAGGATGTACCCATAGGGAAGGTCAAGCCCTATGACCAGAATCCTCGCAAAAATGAGCACGCGATACGTAAGGTAGCGGGGTCAATTGAAACATTTGGCTGGCAGCAGCCAATAGTGGTCGATTCCGAAATGGTCATAATAGCAGGCCACACCCGGCTTGCTGCGGCGCAACTCATTGGTCTGGAGTCTGTGCCTGTAGTTGTGGCCGATCATCTCTCCCGGCAGCAGGTCGCCGCTTATCGGCTGGCAGACAACAAGGTTGCTGAATATAGTGAGTGGGACGAGGAACTGCTTATTGCCGAGCTGATGGCGCTGCGCGACTCAGGGGCCGATCTGAGTACCACGGGGTTCGATGATGACGAAATCGAGGCCCTGCTTGCCGAGGAGGTAGAGGATTCTGTTAGGCCGGAAGTCATATTCTCCGAGGAGTTGCTGGAGGCCAACAATTATGTGTTGGTAGTGTTCAGAAATGAGATCGACTGGCTTAATGCCAAGGAGCATTTCCAGTTAGAAACCCGGTACAGCAAACGCCAGAATGGCAAACCCTGGTCTGCGGGGATCGGTCGTGTCATCGATGGCGCTGCGTATTTGGATAGGTTCAGGTCTGATGCAGAGTAAGGCCAAGAGTGCCGACGACATCCTGGTGTTCAGTCCTTCTTACCGTAGGCCCACTGGAGTCACCACGCAGGCGTACCTGCCCTATGCCACCTATGTAGTGAGTGAGTCGGATGCCCCTGCCTACGAGGCGCAAGGCCATCGCTGTTGGGTAGTCCCGGATTCCGCTCAGGGTAGTGTATGTAGGATACGCAATTACATCTTGGACAATTGTGGCTCCGGCCGTGTAGTGATCCTCGACGATGACATCAACTACATCGGGAGGTGGGATGCTTGTAAGGTGCTGAGGCTTAAACAGGATCAAGTCCTGGAGTTTATCGAGCACGGATTTAATCTTGCGGAGGAGTTGGGAGCACGGTATTGGGGTGTTAATCTCCTGCCCGACAAAGGAGCCTATCGAGAATACACGCCATTCGCTATGCGTTCGGTGATCCTGGGGCCATTCCAGGCGTTCAACCATCTTGATCTGAGGTACGATGAAGCGCTGCCATTAAAGGAAGATTATGACCTAAGTTTGCAAGTGCTTAATAAGTATCGCATTACCCTCCGATTCAATGCATATTTTTATTCCTGCAAACAGCATACGAATCCTGGAGGATGCGCGAGCTATCGTACAATCAAGCGCAAGCAGCATCAGTTTGATCTGTTGCAAAAAAAGTGGGGGAGCAAGATAGTCCGGAGGGATAGCGGTGCGGCGAATGTGAACCGTACTAAAAAAGCATCTTACGATATCAACCCGATAGTCCGGGTGCCGATCAGAGGAGTCTAGCCAATGGCTATAGATAAAAAGCAAAAAATCAAAAAGGACGAAGTGGCGGCGTTAGTTGGATTGCAGGATGGCATAATCGAGTCTCTCACCGCTGACGGAAAGCTCAGTGCCGATGGTGAAGGCGATTACATCCTGGACGAAGCGATACAGGGTGTGATCCTCGCAATTATTGACTCGACCAGAGGGGTATAGCATGGCGGGGGCAGGAGCACAGTTAGTAAATGCGAAGGCCCTCGCGGGCCTATTCGATATCACCGAGCGCCGGGTACAGATGCTTGCAAAAGAAGAGGTGATACCAAAAGCAGAACGAGGCAAATATTTATTTGTCGCATCAATCAAGGGATATATCGCCTACCTACGCAAAGCTGCGTTTGGTGGAGAGGCGGGAGAGACCGCTGGCACGAGCGATATGCAGTCTCAGCGCACCCGATTATATCGAGCCAATGCTGACAAATCCGAGTTGGAACTGGCCGTGCTGCGGGGCGAATTTCTCCGGGCGGATGTGGTGGGTGTGGTCTGGGGTAAACAGGCCGAGGCGATCCGCCAGAAATTGTTGGCAATTCCTGTCAAGCTGGCAGGGGAGTTGCATGGTATCGAATCCAAAAGAGAGATACAGGCCATAGCTACCCGTTTTGTCCACGAGGCATGTGATGAATTGGCCGAGAGCGATGGGCCTACCTACAAAGCTGTGAGTGATTCCCTGGAAAGTGGAGAGGGTCAATAGGTGTACGATGGATTGCATCAGCCCCGTACTGACAAAAGCAGCAGAGATACGCAGGACACTTCGCGCTCCGCCATCTCTACTGGTGGACGAGTGGGCCGATAAGTACCGGAGGCTGTCCAGGGAGTCGAGCGCCGAGCCTGGTCAGTGGTATACGTCAAGGGCAGAATACCAACGTGGGGTGCTTCGCGCTGTCAGCGATCCGGATGTGAACACCGTGGTGGTGATGTCATCCGCCCAGATTGGTAAGACCGAAATAATCAACAACATCGTCGGGTATTTTATTCACCAAGACCCTGCCCCAATAATGCTGGTGCAGCCCACCCTAGAAATGGCACAGGCATGGAGCAAGGATAGATTCGCTCCTATGTTACGCGATACCCCTGCCCTCACTGGCGTGGTCTCTGAGGTGGGATCACGCAAGCAGGGGAACACTATGTTGCACAAGACTTTCCCTGGTGGGCACATCACCATGTCGGGTGCGAATTCTCCCTCCTCCCTAGCCTCCAGGCCAGTACGCGTTGTGCTGTGCGATGAAGTGGATCGCTACCCCGTGAGCGCCGGGACAGAAGGCGACCCGGTTTCCCTTGTGAAAAAACGAAGCACGACATTCTGGAATAGATTGATGGTGCTAACATCGACGCCGACAGAAAAGGGAGCGAGCCGCGTGGAACTTGAGTTTGAGATGTCCGACCAGCGGCATTACTTCGTGCCGTGTCCCGATTGTGGGCACTATCAGGTACTACGGTGGGCCTATGTCCAATGGCCTGAGGGTGATCCGGAGAAGGCCAAGTACCAGTGTGCGGAATGTGCCAGCCTGTGGAGTGATCCGCACCGGCTCGCTGCCGTTCGCAAGGGAGAGTGGCGGGCGACGCAGCCATTCAAGGGCAGGGCCGGGTTCCACCTGAATGAAATCTATAGCCCATGGGTCACGATGGCGCAGATGGCAGTGGCTTTCCTTGAAGCAAAGAAAAGCCCGGAGACCCTGAAAACATTTGTCAACACGGCGCTGGGTGAGTCCTGGGAGGAGGAGGGAGAGCAGGCCGACAGTACCGGCCTGTTATCGAGGAGAGAGAAGTACCCGGCAGAAGTGCCCGCGGGTGGTCTCGTGTTGGTGGCGGGTGTGGATGTCCAGGGAGATCGCCTGGAGTACGAGGTGGTTGCGTATGGTGAGGGCGAGGAGTCATGGGGAATTGAAACCGGGGCGCTGTCCGGCGATCCCTCCTCCCCGGATGTATGGAGCAGGCTCAATGACATATTAGAAAAAACGTGGCAACATGAGTCAGGGCATCAGTTACACATTGCCGCTATGGGGATCGATTCGGGTGGATTGCATACGCAGATGGTCTACGACTATTGCAAGAAGCGAGCTAGTCGGAGAGTTTATGCACTTAAAGGCGTGGCCGGGACTGGTCGGCCAGTAGCCCAGGTATCGAGGAAGCAAAAAGGGAAAGACCAGCGCAAGGTCGATCTGTACTTGGTTGGGGTGGATGATGCGAAGGGCATCATTTACGCACGACTGAAAGTGGAGGAGCCTGGGCCAAGTTACAGCCACTTCCCGACCAGTTACCCGGAGGAGTTTTTTTTACAGCTCACAGCAGAGAAAATGATGACACGTTACCGGCGCGGGTTCCCACATAAAGAATGGCAAAAGACAAGACCGAGGAACGAAGCATTGGACAATCGGGTATATAGCTATGCTTGTTTAAAGATTCTCAACCCTGTATGGACTGCACTGAGCAAGAGACTTCTCCCGGTAGTGAGTGAAGCGCCGGCAGACATCAAAAAATTGGTCGAGCAGGGAGAGAAGCAGAAGCCGCGCCGGGTCAGGTCAGGCACAGCATTTGTCAACAGGTGGAGAATATGATACCGACAAGCATTTTCGCAGGAGACAACCTAGCGTTCAGCATCAACGACTCTGAGCATCCGTCACCATCCTGGGTATGCACTGCGGTTGTCCGGAATGGTGCCAACTCCTATCCCACCGTGATGTCTGCGATTATGGGGGGAGCACATGGCATCGATGCCAGCACCGAAAGTTGGGTGCCTGGAGACTACACCCTGCTAGTGGTGGCCGCATCCGTATCAAGTAGGGAGACTATTTACGAATTCCCGCTAACAGTCCGGGTTGATCCGATGTCGGGCAAGTATGACGACCGGAGCGAAATCAAAAAAATCCTGGACGACCTGACCGCGCTGGTAGGCAAAAAGATCGACAAGGATGCAATCAGCTATTCGATTGCGGGCCGGTCGATCCAGTCAATGACTCCAGAGCAGATCATTGCGCTGAAACAGGAATACCAGCGCATGTATGATAAAGAGTTGCGCGACTTAAAGGCATCGAGAGGAGAGCAGACTTCGAGCAAAATTAAGGTGAGGTTCCGCTGATATGGGCTTATTTTTTGTCGGGAAGAGAGAGCAGGCACCGTCATCCTCGCGAGTCCTGGGGGGATCAAAGCGATATTATTCTGCGGCAAAGACTAATCGTCTGACATCAGGGTGGACTACCAATAATTTGTCGCCCGATGATGTGGTGAAATCCAGCCTTAATGCACTGCGAGGGAGATCAAGGGAGCAGGCGGCAAACAATGACTACATGAAACGATTCGTGCAATTAGTCAGGAGCAATGTGGTTGGGCCTAAAGGCATCATGCTTCAGTCCCGGTGCGTGGATAACAGGGGAACATTCGACAAGGTAGACTCCCTGACGATAGAGACTAATTTTGCACAGTGGGGTCGCAAGGGAATGTGTGAAGTGACCAAAACGCAATCCTGGAATGATGTGCAGAGACTCATTATGTCCACCTTGATAGTGGATGGGGAAGTGTTGATCCGGGAGGTGTATAACACGAGCGCCTATGGCTACCAGCTTATGATGATCGACCCGGCCCTCCTCGACGTAAACCACAATCGGGAAGGTCTGAGTAACGGCAACCATATTCGCTTTAGTATTGAATTCACTCCCCTGGATGAGCCTGTCGCGTATTATTTTTGTACTTCATCGGGTCAAGGTTCATACACCTATGGATCGCAGAAATATATTCGGGTGGAAGCGGCCCAGATCATGCACGGGTTTCTACCCGATAGAGTCGGACAGAAGCGCGGAATTCCCGCAGCGTCCACCGCCCTGCTCCGCATGAACCAACTAGGTGGATACGAAGAGGCTGCGGTCACCGCTGCCAGAATTGGTGCCTCACAGATGGGATTTTTTACTAAGTCAGTGGATGGCACCGGGTACGAGGGAGACGATAAGGACACGACCGATGGCTCTCTTATTATGGATGTCGAGCCAGGAGTGTTGGAGCAGCTGCCCAATGGGGTGGGGTTTACGCCATTCGATCCGGACTACCCGCATGCACAATATGATGCCTTTGTTAAAGCGTGTCTGCGAGGTATCTCCGCTGGCCTGGGGATCAGCTACCACACCCTTGCTAATGATCTGTCGGGCGTTAATTACACATCCTCGCGCACGGGCGCATTAGAGGATCGGGAAGAGTGGAAAGTCCTGCAAGAATGGATGATCGATACTTTTCACTATCGCATATTCAATCACTGGCTGGAGACTGGACTAAAAAATGGATCGATTACCGGGACTGGCGGCTTTCCCTTGCCAGTGGAACGCAAGAGCAAATTTGCCGCCCATGTTTGGAGGCCCCGGCGCTGGGCATGGGTTGATCCTTTGAAGGATACCAATGCCAACGTAATCGCGATTAACAATGGTCTCCGGTCACGCGGCGAAATTATCCGAGAGGCAGGAGGAGACCCAGAGCAAGTATGGGCCGAGCTGGAGGCAGAGAGAAAGCGCCTTGTTGGTATCTTGCCAACAGTGCAGCCAGAGCCTATGATTGATCCAGAAGAGGAAGAGGCTGCTACCAATGGCTGATGAATTAACGAATGATAATGCGATCACATCCTATTGCGCGGAGAACCACGAGCGTGCATTTGCGCTGAGTTTAAAGCGCGGCGATCCTGTCATTAACGAGGAGGCCCGTACAGTCGAAGTCGCCTTTTCATCCGAGGAGCCGGTACAGCGATTTTTCGGCATAGAGATTCTGGATCACACTGCGAAATCTATGAGGCTTGGTCGCCTGAAAGACGGTGGTGCGGTTCTGATAGAGCACGACCGGTCGCAGTTGGTCGGAGTGATCGAGAACGCAAGACTAGACAGTGACCGCGTGGGGCGGGCTACGTTGCGATTCGGGAGAAGCGCGCGCGCTGAGGAAATCTGGCGGGATGTGGTCGATGGAATATACAGATACATATCTGTCGGCTATAGTGTCCGGAATATGGTGCTGGAGTCCGAGAAGTCAGGACAGGAGCCAGTGTACCGGGTCACAGATTGGGAACCATTTGAAATATCTTTTACCAGTGTGCCGAGCGACGCTCGAGTGGGAGTGGGGCGCAGTATGCCCAACCCCGACCCGGTGCTCGCGGAGCCAAACCAAAATCCAACAAGTGAGAATAGAGCCATGACTACACCAACTACCGAAACAACCGTTGCCGCCCCGGTCGCTCCCGCAGTGCATGTACCGGTCGATCTTGTCCAGGAACGCGCACTTGCCCGCACAGGTGAGTTGAACCGTATCCGATTTATTGAAACCCAGGCCAACACGCACGGATACCGCGAGCTGGGCCAGCAGCACATTGATAGTGGTACCGGCGCAAACGAATTCGGGCAAATCCTGCTCGGTCGCATGGCGCAAGACAAGGGTAATGTGGGAGACATTCCCGCGTTAGGCCTGACACCGAAGGAAGTGAACAAGTACAGTTTTCTCCGCGCTATGCGCGCGCTGTCTGACCCTTCAAGCCGCATTTTACGCGAGGAGGCCGCTTACGAGTTTGAAGTGTCAGAGGCAGCACAGGCAGCGTCGGGTCGCCGATCTTTCGGATTTATGGTGCCCCCGGATGTCATGCAGCGGGATTTGACAACTACAGCAGCACAAGGTGGATACACTATCGCCACCGACCTCTTGGGGTTGATTGATCTCCTAGTGAATAGGTCAGTGGTGGCACAAGTGGGCGGTACAGTGTTGTCCGGATTGGTCGGCAATGTGGCCTTTCCGCGCCAGATCACTGGAGCTACCGGATATTGGGTAGCGGAAGGTGCAGCACCTACTGAGTCGCAAGCAACATTCGACCAAGTAACGCTGTCACCTCGCACCTATGGTGCGTTCTCTGAGTACACCAGGCAGTTGCTTATGCAATCCAGTCTCGACATCGAGGCCTTGGTACGCATGGACTTGGCCCGTGCTCTAGCACTCGGGATCGACAATGCCGCACTGTATGGCACTGGAGCTACCAACCAGCCAAGAGGCGTTAAGAACCAAGTAGGCATCAATACCGCGACCGCTTTTGCTGGTGCGTTCCCGACCTTCATCGAGACCGTAGGACTGGAAACCTTGGTGGCAGAGGACAACGCTGACGTGGAAGCGCTGGCCTACATTCTCCGTCCTGATATGCGCGGATTTTTCAAGACAACCTTGAAATTCGCCAGCGTGTCCGGAACGATTTGGGAGGAGGGTAACACTGTCAATGGCTACAATGTTGGGGTGTCAAACCAGGTTGTAACTGGCGATCTGTTTTACGGCAACTGGAGTGCCATGCTTATCGGTATGTGGGGCGGTCTCGACGTAATGGTCAACCCGTATGCATTGGACACATCCGGTGGTGTACGTATCACCGCGTTGCAGTCTGTCGACGTAGCTTGTCGCACACCGCAGTCCTTTGCTTACGGCACCTAATAGGACGCCGGTGTAGGATGAAAGAGAAGGCCCCGTATCGAGAGGTTCGGGGCCTTTATTTGTACAGAGTTAGGAGAGTGCAAGCATGATCGAAATAACCATACTGAGGCGCACAGTGACGAGCGCTGGCGCTGTAGAGGTCGACGATGTGGTGTCAGTCCCCAACATGGAGGCTCGCTTTTTGATTTCAATATATAGGGCCAGCGGAACACCCGATCCAGAGGGGATGTAATACCGCAATGATGACCATTGAAAACACCGGTGCGCTAGTACAGGCCGACCCGGAAACCAAACACAAAACAATCGAGGCAAAAACCATGCAACCAGTCACCGTAAAAATTCTCCGAGGAACCGCAGTAGAGGGCAGCGTGTTGTCTGTTGGTGAGGTGGTAGAGCTTGACGCAGAGTCGGCCAGAGTATTGGTCGCGATGGGCAAGGCCGTGGCAGTAGCCGAGGGCGACGAGCCTAAGAAAAAGGCCAAGAAGTCGGACTGATGTCTCTCCTCGATACCATCGAGACCGATCTTGCGAATGTTTTTTTTACCGACTTCGCCACTAAGGTGCGCCCCACCACTTGGGGAGGGTGTGACATCGATGCGATATTCGACCAAGACCTGATAGACCTGGAGGAGGCGACAATGGTTGCCCCGTATGTCCTGGTACCCACTTCCCGGATTCCGGACAGCGCCGGCCAGGGCGATATCCTGTCAATCAATGGTATTGATTACCAAGTGCATGACATCGAATACGAAGAGCCTAATATTTCAAGAATCCGATTGCGTAAGCCATGAAAATCACAGTCAAGTCCGATTGTGAGCAGCTCACGCAATTGATGGGGGAGCTGGCCGACCAGTATATGAACGCTGAGACAGCGAAGGCCCTGAACAAAACTGTCACCTTTGTCAGGGCACAAGCCGTTATCGATGTCCATGCCAAGACAGGAATATCGAAAGTGTTGCTTGCCCGCAGGATCAAGCAGATCAAGTCAAAAAGGGCAAAGCCTCGACGCCTGATAACAAGCGGGTTTATTGGGGAGGCCACCATTCCTGTTGGAAAGTTAGTGCCCAAGCCTAGAGGGAAGCACAGGCAACCTGCCACATACAAAACGATACAGGGTGAAGGTCTCGGCCCAAGTGCATTTGTGGCTACCATGCCAAGTGGGCATAAGTCTGCTTATTTCCGCAAGGGTGAGTCAAGCCTGCCCATAGGAGAAAAGCAGGTCAAAATCGGGGATGTTTTGCGCGATGGAGTAGATCGAGCAATACGTGGTCCAGGAAAAAATAAGTTTGACCAGTACTTTCTGGAGGGCATGGATAAAGCCGTGCAGAAGGGTATCGCCAAGAGAGGTCTGACCAGGAGATGAAACACGCACGACAAAAAATCCGGGAGGCGGCTGCGGCGATTTTAGTCGCGGCGATTCCTGGTGTGGTCGTGTCCAGGTCAAACCAGGGCAAGGTTATGGCCCACCCGCATATCGACGTGTACATTCAGTCTGAGCAATCAGAGATGGCGAACAACACCATAGGAGCCCCGCGCAATTACCTCCGCACCGCCTCCCTAGTAGTTGCGGCATCGATCAAGGCATCAGAGAGTGCAGACGACGAGGTTGACGATATTGCCGCGCAGATTGAGGCGGCTATGGCTGCCGACCTTTCCCTGGGGGATACCTGCCAGGACATCGAGCTGTACAGCACTATAATCGAGCAGGAGACCAGGGCAGAGGTACTATACGCACGGGCGGAATTGAGCTATCGTGTCTGGTATTACACGACGGCATTGAACCCAGAGGATTCGATTACATGAGAGTTTACATAGACGATAAAGGCAAGCGATTTGTTGATCTGGTGAATGGAGATCGTGTGCCGGAAGAGCAGGTCAACCCCGCAACCGGGGTACTGTACGCCGATGAAAAAAAGGAACCTGAGCAGGAACCTGACCAAAATCCGTCTGAGGAGTAACACGCTATGCCTTTATATGCACGTAAAGCCACCCTGCTCGCGAAAACCGAAACCGTCTATGGCACCGATTCTATCCCGGTCGGAGCGACAAACGCAATCGAGACCTCCGACCTAAAACTGACTCCGCTTGCCGGAGCCACTGTCAACCGTGGATTGGATCGAGCCACGCTGGGTAATGACCTGGAGATTCAAGTTGAGACTTACGCGATGTTGGAGTTTAACGTGGACATCGCTGGATCAACTGCACTAGGTGTGGCGCCACCATGGGGGACGGTTCTGATGTCCTGCGGGTTCGGGCAAACCGTTGTCGCGTCTACCAGTGTGACGTATGCGCCGGTATCGACTGCTTACGAATCAATGACCCTATATTTTGGGATCGATGGACAGCAGCATAAGCTGAGAGGTGCTCGCGGAAATTGTTCTATGGCACTTTCTCCCGGTGGGATACCCCGGTTCAAATTTACATTTACTGGCCTGTACACCGCGCCTGCATCCGTCGCCGATCCAGTGATGACTCTCACCGCATTCCGTATCCCGACGCCGGTGAATAATTTGAACATGACCGGGCTGTCTTTGCACGGCGGCGCTGTAACGATGACCCAAATGGACATCGACATCGGCAACGAGATCAAGTACCGCAATGTTGTGGGCGCTGAGTCAGTCGAGTTGATCGATAGAAAAACAGCAGGGTCAATTACTTTTGAAGCCCCTGCGATCAGTGTCAAAAACTGGTTTGAACTTGCCCGCACTAGCACCCTTGGTGCCTTCACCGTCACGCAGGGCACTGTAGCCACCAATAAGGTAGTTATTGCAAGTCCACAGGTGCAGATTATTTCGCCGACCTATACCGAGTCTGATGGTATTGCCACGATACAGGCCAAAATGTCATTTGTCCCGAGTGGTGCAGGCAATAACGAAATATCCATCCAGGTAATCTAATCGATTGAAAGGCGATGGCCCGGTGTGGTTCGCGCTGCACGGGGCCATTTTTTTGTAAGTGAGAGGAGAGAGAGCATGGCACAGAAAACAGCACCGCCCGATGTTTTTGTATTGACTACCCGCAGAACATTTTGGTGGACAATCGAGGTAAACCAAGTCAACCCGGATGTGGAAAACGCTCACATTAAAAGGCGCGTAAAAGTCGAGTACCTTGTGGTTAAGCAGAAGGAAGTCGACAAGATGGTGGTAAACCCTGAAACAAAAGACATCGAGCAATTTTTAAAACGAGTGGTTGTGTCTATCGACCCATCATTGACACTGCGCAATTCCGACACTAATGAAGTGATGGTCAACGAGGAGCTAGTTGCGTGGGTCATCGATGAGCCAGATTTTATCGAGGCCCTGGTGGATGGATATGCTGCGGGATTGATGGGCTATATACCAAAAAACTCACAGAGGCCGTAGACGCACTATACGGCTATGGTCTGCGAGCCGAGGACGAGAAAAATGCGGCGGCGGTAGGGCTTCTCCTGCCGCCGCTGGAGCCTTTTGCTGTGTATCCAGAGAACTGGCAGGCTGTTCAGTTATTCTGCCGCATACAGACACAGTGGCAATACAACATGGCATCGGGTAGGAGGATCGGACTCGATTACGCTGGTGTAAAGTTTGTGGCACAATGGTCAGGGATTAAGTTTACGAGAGAGCTTTTTTCGCAAATACAAATAATGGAAATAACAACCATTAGGGATTACTGACATGGCCATAGGTGCAAGCCGCTTTGAACTCCGGGCCGAGGCAGGCCAATATGTCGGGGAGATCAATAAGGCCAGCGGAGCCACGAAAGCACTTTCCAAATCACAAACTGATATTGGGAAATCGGCCAAGGAGGCCGAGTCGTCCACACACGCCCTGTCTAAGAAGTTTGATTCTGGCCGTGAAAGCGCCAATAAGTTTGCCAAGTATGTAGCACTTGCCGGAGTGGCGATGGTCGCCGGTCTGGTCAAGGCTGGTATTCAGTCTGCCGGCGCCCTCGCGGATACCTCCGCAAAGTTAGGAATTGCCACCGAAAAACTTGCGGGACTGGAACACGCCGCGATCCTGGGAGGCGTTTCAGCCTCCACGATGGACAAGTCGATTGAGAAGCTAGGGCTTAACCTTGTAAAGGCGTCTGCGGGCACTGGTAGCGCAGTGAAGGCGCTTGACGCACTTGGTCTGTCTGCTAAAGATTTGTTGCAGCTATCTCCAGACGAGCGCATGGGAAAAATAGCCGATGCACTAGGTCGAGTAGATGGAGCAGCGGCAAAAACTAAAATCGCATTCGACCTTTTTGGAAAATCTGGAGCTGGGCTGACCAATGTTTTAAAGGATGGATCAGCAGGGCTGGCCGCTATGCAGAAGGATGCGGAGCTGGCCGGCCTTGCCTTATCGGCAATTGACGCAAGTATGTTAGAGCAGGCCGGCGACGAGATGGATAGAGTCGCACAGCAGACGAAGGGATTCTCTCAACAGCTCGCTTTAAAGTTTACTCCCCTGATAGCCGCCGCCTCAGAGGCCCTGTTTGATATGGGAGGAGAGGCTGGTGGCATGGCGGTAGTCGCTGGTAAGGCATTTGACTATGTGCTCAAGGGCGTGGGTGTTATGGCGAATGGTATCCAGGCCCTAACTATTGGGTGGTCTGGAATGAAAGTCGCCCTACAGACGGCAGCACTCGCTATCGGTCAAGGTCTCGACAAAATTGCGAGCATGGCGAATAAAGTCTGGAACGCAATGCCGTGGACAGACAAGACGACATACACATCGATGTTTTCCGGATTCACTGCAACGATGGAGTCGGAGTTACAGGAGTCCGAGAAGCGAGTGCGCGAGTTGCTCGCGAAACCTCTCGCCTCTAATCGTCTGGAGGAGTTTAACGAACGTGCACAAAAATCATTCCGGGACAAAGCCAAAACCGCAGTGGAGTCTGAGGGAGAGGTACAGGGCGCGATTATTACGACAGACGATGTGGCCGAGGCATACACAAAGGCCGAAACAGTCCGGGCTGAAAAGGAAGTTAAGCTCGAAAGGATTAGGGTCACTGCAAAACGCATTCGCATAAAAGAGGCAAAAAAGGAACAGACCGATTGGGAAAAAGCTGTGGTTGCATCGATGGAGCGCATTGACGCCTCTTTTGCTGAGGCGTGGTCGGGGGGGTTTGCTTCGTTCACTGAATTCGCCGACAAAATGAAAGAAGGGTTCAGGCAGCTTATGGGTGAGCTTGCCCATACGTTGCTGACGCGCCCACTGGTTATGCGTATCAGTGCAGCAGTTACCGGGGCGCTCGGGTCAGGCACTGCGGCGGCATCTGGAGGGTTTGGTGCGTCTGGGGTGGGTGGTATCTCCTCGCTGTTCAGTGGTGGAGGATTCACCGCGATGGGCCGTGGCCTTTATTCTGGCCTGGGCGACATGGCAGGGCAGGCGGGATTCCTCAACGTATCCTCTGCACTGCAAGCCAAAGGCGCGGGCCTGACCGGTCTGGGAATGGCTGGAGATATTGGCGGGGGCATTGTTGGCGGGTACTTGGGCAGCAAGGCGTTTGGGCCTACCTCTGGGGTTGGCGCGACGCTTGGCGGCATAGCCGGTTCTGTGGCGATTCCTATACCTGTTCTTGGCGCGGCCATTGGGTCATTCTTGGGCAGCGGTTTAGAGTCGCTATTAGGCGGCGATAATAATGGCGACAATAAAGCAGGTGCTAAGTTTGATCTGGGAACCGGAAGGATCACCGGCAACACCTGGGGGAATTCTCCAGGTGATCCAGCAGGAGCAGTTGCACTCGCGGAGCAGTTGAAGGTTATTGCCGATTCAATCGGAGGATCAAGTTACAAGGGCAATCTTGCTATCGGCGCAAACGATGGTATCGAATTCGCCGGCCAGAAATTCGGGCAGGACACTGCGAAGTTTTTCGCGGAAGCGTTTAAAAAGATTGTCGGGGCCGGGACAGTTCTGTCACAGCCTATCAAAGACTTAATCACCGGGTTCAAGGGAGCCAGCGAGCAGGGCATAGTGTTCGCGCAGTCCCTCCTCGCTATCGATCAGCTTTCAAGCCTGAACACGGCGAAGGATGCTATTGATGCGTTTAACGCGGAGATACCTACGATTGCAGAAGCCTACACGATACAGACCAACTATCTGGTGGATATGATTGCCGCATACGATGGTACGGCAGAGGCCGCTGCCGATGTATCGAGGGAGTTGATTGTCAACAAACAAGCTGCTGCGGAATTTGCAGTATCTATTAAACAGATCGGAAAAAGTTTGTCCGAGGCAGCAGCAGAACAGGCCAACACAATCCGGGAGAGTGTACTGTCACCGTCTGCATTGAAAGCCAAGAGAGAGGCAGAGCGAGATTCTCTGAGATCGAGCCTGGGCACCCTGGCAGACCCGCAGAAAATAGCCGATGCCGAACGCAGGATACTTGAACTTAACCGGCAGCTATTTGATGCGATCCCCGACGAATTGCAAAAGACACAAGCCGAGGCATTTGCAAAATACGCGGAGGAGACTGCCGCGATTACAGCGCAACAGTTGGAAACAATTGCTGCTGGTCTGGTGAACGCACAAACCGACATCAACCAGCTCACCTCAGATATGCTGTATAACAATGCAAAAACGCAGACGGATAACACCGCGAAGCAGTCTGCGGCAATCGACAAGTTTGCGGCGTATATACAAAAATTATCTGAGCAGGGAATAGCAATCACAATCGATGGTGTACAAGTCGCCGAGCGCGAGGTCAGCAAATAATGGCAACCGTGGCGATGCTATCGAATTATTTCATCACACGAGACTCAGGATTTGAGTGGGCTGGCCTGACAAATGTAACTGTGATGGATGACAACACGCCCCGCCTCCAGCAGGTGGCTACATCCGATTGGGTAACGATTGGATGCCAATTTACTATGCTGACACTTGCCGAGAAAAATACCCTAGTGGCATTTATCCAGGCGAACGCCATGAACACAATCACATGGACAATCGACGGAGTGAACTACAGTGGTGTGTTCAAGAAAGGCCACAGAGAATCGATGTCAGGGCCGCGCTATAACATCTCCCTAGATTACTACGCGAAAAAAGTTTAATGGCTACCAGGGTACTCACATCAGAGCAGCTTGCTAACGCAACCGCCACATCCACGAGACCAGTCACACTGATAGCGTGGGAATATAGCGGTGCGCTGGAATATCAATCGTGCAGCGGCAACATCACCTTTGATGGTAACAACTACATCGAGGGGTCGTGCACAGTCTCAGGATTAAAAAACTCAGAGTCTGCAATTATCACCATGCCAAGTGATCCTGTTAAGCTAGGCCAATTAGTTGCCTTCACATGGTATCGAGGAGCCTGCCAAATCTGGGTGATACCCGCAGTGCCTTACGATGGAGGGGTCTACACAATCGATCAGGGAGTGCTGATGCTTGATGGATATTTGACCCGGCCAAAATATGCGAATGGCAAAATAGTCACCGAGGCGAGACATAAAAATTACGATGGTAATTTTACTCCTCGATACATGATCGACGAGGTTTGTTCAGTAATGCCCCCGGCCGGTACAGTGCTTGCTATGGCTTCGGAGCGTGTAGTCCTGGAGAGGCGAAAAAAGTGACCGCATTAGGAAGAGGACAAAGGATTCGCGGCAGACCATCGGCATCACAAATTTCCGTGTTCGCCCCAGAGCCTGGAGATGACAAGCTCAATCTGACCGCTGCGGGCGCGTATATTCCGCTGGTGTATGGTCGCGGGCCTCTTCCTGGATTAGTGGCAGGGTATGGCCTCGACGGTTCTAGCAATCTAATTGTCCGGGTAATCTGGTGTCTGGGTGAGATCAAAAACATTGAAGATATTTACATTAACGATGTGAAGCTGGCCCCAGGGCAGAATATCGAGGCCCGGCATTATCGTGGTACCGCGCTACAAACCATTGATAGTTGGTACGCCACCATCGAGGCCGGGTACGCAGACGATTTGATATTAGTGAAGCCTGGAGGTCTCCAGGGAGTCGCCTATAGTGTTTTCAAAATTGCCAATGGCACCCTTACCAATGTGCCAAGATTTCAAGCAGTTGGTGAGTGGAAAATACTGTACGACGAGTCAATCCCCGCGCAAATTTTTCCGCGAAATACCGGCGATCCTTTGTATGACAACATCGGGTTCGGATGTGTCTACACAGGAGCCAATGGAACCGCGCCGCCCAAGCCAGATCATGGGCCAAACGACCTCACGGCAACGTGGGTAGCTGGCGCTACGATCCAGAGCAACCAGTTGACCCTGGATGGCAATGGACAGTACGTGCATTTCCCGGATGGAGTGACCCACGAATTCGGCACTGGAAAATGGACGTGGGAAATTAAATGCACACCGAACAATATCACCGGAACCGATAATCTCCTGGGGAAGGATGGAGCGATACGGATTCAGAGAGTCGGGGCGCAACTATCCTGGGCGCTTTACCATAGTGGCGGAACGATACTTTCCAGCACACCGTCTGATATTGTTTTTGCTGCGGGCGTCGAGGCCGACATCAAGGTTGAATACACCGGCCTAGAATATTTTATGTGGGCTAACGGTGTCCAAGTTGCACGTAACCAGTCTAACGCAGCATTAAAAGTCCTGGACAACGCGAGTCGCTGGGAGATCGGCAATTACCAGTCTGCTGCCACCGGCACATGGCACGGCACAATACGCTCGCATAAGTTTACAAAGGGGGTTTGTCGATATGGTGTCGCGCACACGCACACAGCTGTGCCGTTTTCGGATTCTGCCAGTTTTGTGGTTGGCCGCATTTATTCGGATAATTCATTTCTCTGCTTTTACGATCTTGCCACCAGCAAAATATATGGTAGAGGTGCCACTGTAGTTGGGGGGACGGCGTGTAAGGTTTGGAACGATTCGTTATTGGGTGGAGTCCTTCCACGCGCGAGGTTATTTCTATCCATCACGAGCGCGAGGCCCGCCGAGGAGTGGCTAGATTACCTGACAGCATACTGCGAGATATTTTGGGTCAACGAGGGAGCGAACATACGTGTGATCCCAGACAAGATTGTCGGAGAGGACAACCCCTCGGGACAATCCAGTGTAACCAATGCCAATTTCGATGGGAGTCTGGCCGGCTGGACAGTCGGGGCTAATGTGGCCTACAACGGCACGTATAGTGTCGCGGAAAAAGTCGCAGGAGCATCGGCCAGTTACATCCGGCAAACTCTCGGGCCTCTTGATCCTGGCGCCGAGTATGTTATCAGCTATAGCGCATTGCACCTCGCAGGCACCGGTGCGTCTATTTGGCTCAATGGTGTGGAGGTGTTGCCGCTATCCACATCAGGTATTCGCACATATCGATTCACCGCGACCGCTGCCATGACAGCGCCGTTATTAGAGGTGCAATTAGCCGCCGTTACAGCGCAATTGATCCTCACCTTTAACCTCAACCGGCTTTATTGGCTAATTGATGTCCACGAAAAAGATAGTTTGACTATCGAGGCAATGCCCGCCGATGACTCACCAACTCGTGTCGAGGCGAGGTACAAGCAGCCGGTCGCCGATACTGCGAACTGGATT